GGGCCACGGTGCTCCCGCTCGTCGGCCTTCTCGATACCCGCGTGCTCGATGACCACCAGGGGGAAGGTCTGCTTGGCCAGCTCCGTCTCGGGAATGCGGTAACGCACCGGAACGGGTCGGCCGTCCGGTGCATTCGCGTCAGTGACAGAGAGACCCTGGAGTTTCGCCTTAACGGCGCGGTCCTCGTTGATGAGCCATGGCAAAGCGGGCCTCACGGGTCTCGAATAGCAGAAGTCTTCCGCCATTCAGGATCCCAAGAAAGCCGGGGAAGTTTATAGTCAGACGGCCTGGGACCAGTGAGCGAACTGAACATCGTTGACCAGCTCGTCCGGCTTCATCTGGACGCACTCGATACTGACGATGATGTCCCGGTTCTGAATCTGGCCCAGAACAGCAATCGACGTGACGCGGAAAACCGAGGCGTCATAGACGAGCCGGTCCACCAGGTATTTGCCGTGGTCGATGTCCTGGTCCGTGAATCCCATCTTCCGCAGGCTGTCGAACGAGCAGGTGAGGGAGATGTTGTCGACGGTGTACAGACCCTGCGGGGTGTCCTGCGCGGCGCCCTGGCCGTGGATGACGTGCAGGGCCGGGATCCGGTACGGGCCGATGAACGTCTTGCCCTGGCCCGTCGCCTCGTCGTACAGGTCCTCCCCGGCCGGGTCGCTGTGGGAGTAGCGGTAGTACTGGACCATCTCGCCGGTCTCGTGCTGGCGCCCCCGCAGGGACGCCATCATCTCGGTGGTCTCGTAGTTGGCGTTGAACCGCCCCGACCGCTTCCAGTCCAGGCTGCCCATCAGAAGTACCCGCCCCACGTCTGCGAGGGGATCCCGGAGTCGTCGTCGTTCTGGTGGCCCGGCCCGATCGGCGGGAGGATCCGCGTGGGCAGGGAGTAGTCGTCGTACTCGCGCTCACGGAAGATCGGCACGAGACGGTTGGTCGTACGGGAGACGCGCCGCAGGTTGGTGACCTCGATTGCGTACAGGCCGACGCCCATCTTCTCGCACAGCATCTTGTACCGGTCGGTGAGCATTTCGATCTGCTTCTGGATCTGCGCGAAACGCTGTCCCCGGTCGACCGAAGTACCGTCGGCGGTCTGGACGTTGATGTCCGTCGCCGCGTCGGTGGCCAGCGCCCACATCGCCTCGGTGCACGCCAGCATGACGATCATGACGTCCTCCTCCGGCGGGAGGTTCGCGAAGTCGACGGGCTCCTCGGCGTAGCGGATGAAGCCGTTGTCGTCGCGGTACCGGGCGGAGATCGTCCGGCCCCGGTTGTGCTGGGCGAACGCGTCGTTCAGGTAGACGTCCAGCTCGTCGTCGGCGAACAGGCTGTAGGACTGCCCGGAGGCGAGCAGGAGTGCGTCCAGCGGGAGCGGGGCGTTCAGGGTGAGGATGCCGTTCAGCGCGTCCAGGACGTAGTCGCTGGTGGTCAGGACGGTCTGCGTGGTGCCGACGACCTGGACGGCCTCCAGGCCCGTAACGTTGTTCGCGCTCAGTTCGTACTCGGCGACGTCCCCGGTTCCCCGGATGGTGTCGCGGAACGGCGTGAGCCGGTCGCCCAGCTCGCTCCTCACCCGCGACCGCAGGTCTTCAAGCGTGGCCATTCCGCGACTCCGATCAGGTATTAAGGGTCAGCGCGCCAGCGGCGATCTGAAGGGACTCGTTCGTCGCCGCCTGGAGCGGGCTGTCGATCGGCCACGCGTAGATGACGGTGCCGGTCGTGCCGGACGCGGAGGTGACCAGGGCGGCGTAGGTGGCCGCGTCGGTCATGTCTGCGGTGAACGGGCCGAAGAACAGCAGCGCGTTGTTGCCGGTGGTCATCGGGGCGCCGGACGGTGCGGTCCAGACGACCTGCTGCCGGGCGTAGCCGGTCGTGGTGACCTCCGGCAGGGCGGTCATGCTGTAGGTGCCGTCCTCCTGCGTCGGGTCGGCGATCAGCAGGGCCAGGTAGGTCGTGCGCGGCGCCGCGAGGGCGATGGCCCGGCCGGTGAGCATGTCCAGGGCGTTACCGGCCCAGACGGGATTGGTACCAGGCATCAGGCATCCGCCTTCTTGAACAGTCGCGTGAAGTCGGACAGGTGGATGGAGAAGTGCCGGACCGCCTTGCCGGGCGCGCGGTTGCCGTCGTCGGTGATGACGTGGGTGTCGTAGTCGTGCGCGAGCACGACCGAGTCCTCGCCAGCGTGGCCGACACCAGCGGTGCCAGCCGGGTGCACGTCGACCACCACGACCTCGGAGCCGGTGGGCAGGTGGCCCAGCCCGGCTCCGTGGCCTTCGGCGTTCTCCAGCACGTACGTCTCACCCGAGGCCGGGGAGGGAGCGGGAGTAGTCATGTGAGGGGGTCTCCTTGGACCGTCAGTGCCAGATGTAGCCGAGGCCGTCGAGGTGGTCGTACAGGTCCTTCGGCGCCTTGTAGCGCTGGCCCTCGACGAAGTCGTAGTGCTGGCCATGGCCATAGGTCATGTTCTCGATGGAGGTGTTCACCCGGAACTCGCGGTGAGGGATCTCCACCTGGACGGCCTCGGCGACCTCGATGACGGTCTCGACGACCGGCTCCGGGGTCTTCGGGCGGGCCTCGACGACGGTGTCCGACTTCTCGGCAGCCGCAGCCTCGTTGATGAGGGAGATCTCCCTCTCGCGGGCCGCCAGTTCGTCGGCGTGCTCCTTGGTGAGGGCGGCCTTGTTACGGCCGGTCAGGTCACCGGGACGGGCAACATTACGTGCAGGCATTTGTTTCTCCGGGTTCGGGACTCAGGTGTGTGAGGCGGTACTACTTTAACGAGAAAGGGGAGCGGTCCTGGTAATCCAGAACCGCTCCCCTAACCTTCAGGATCGCGTGGCCGCGAATACCAACTAAGCCATCAGACAGGCTGAGAGATTAGTTCGTCTCCGCGACAAGCACGGCCTGATCGGTGATCAAGCCGAGGCCCCAGATGGCGTACCAGGCGAGCGCGTGCTCTCGTCCGAAGTCGAGGATGCCGCCGTCGCGGAGTTCCACCGGGAGGGAGATCGCGTGGCCGAACGCATTGTCGCCCAGGAAGATCGACTGGTAGACGGTCTTACCGGTCGCATTCGTGACCTGCTTGACCTGCGTGGTCTCGATGAATACCGTGTCCGCGATCCGGCCGATTTCTCCCAGGAGGAAATTCCCCGGGGCCGCGTACTTGGTGACCTCGATGAACTCGGGATCATCGCGCAACTTGCGGGACTGGTGCGGGTGGATAAAGCACACGTAGGTCTCGCCCAAACGCGGGACATTCTTCGTGGCCAACGTCTCGACGGCGTCCTTGACGAGCGCCGTGGTGAAGTCGAAGGTGCCGTCCAGACCGTCCGTGGAAGTCGCGGCGGTGCCGTGGGTGTACACGCCGAGATTCGTCATCGGCGTGGACGAGGCGTACTTGTTGTAACCCCAGATCTTCGAGGTCGCCTGGAGCAGGGTGTCACGGGCGGACTGGTCGAGGTAGAGCGCCATGTTGCGGCCGAGCAGGCGGCTGGCCGAGGCCATGACGTCGTCGAACGAGGCGTTCAACAGCAACTCGGAGACCGCGACGGCGTAGCCGTGCTCGGCGACCGTGATGGAGAACTGGCTGGCCGAGAGGGCGTTGGTCTGCATGCGGACGCCTTCGACCAACTGCGAGGCAGCGCCGAGGTTGTTGTAACGCATGAAGTTGATCGTCAGACCGGGCTGAACGCCGAATTCGGTCTTCTTGACGGCGAACTGCTCGAAACGCAGAATCGGCATGGACTGGAACAAGATTTCCTTGCTCCAGATGGTCTGGATGGCCGCACCGAGAGTGCTGTTGGCGCCCGAGTAGTTCGTCGGCGAACCCGACAGATTCGGGGTACCAGTGATCGCGCTAGGCATACTTGGATTTCCTTAGTTACGGGTACTCGACCGAATTACGAGTACAGTCCACGCTGGTTCTGGGCTGCCTGTCCGACGCCCAACTGGCCCCGAATCTTGGCGTACTCCGACATCGGCATGTCGCGGAGGTCAGAAAGGGAGTACGACTTAGTGCCCGGATCGGTGTCCATCGGTCCCGTGGTGGAATAGCCCGTGGGGCTCACACCACGCATGGAAGCACGCTGCTGAATAGCAGCCTGCTGAACCGATTCCAGAATAGCCTGGGTCTTCGCCTTGACTGTAGCGATGGAAGACTCGACCTCCTCCGGCGAATTACCGCCGACGAAGTCGAGAAGTTCGGGAGCGATCTCGTTGGTCTCTTCACCGACGCGACGCTGAATGTAGGACTGGAGGTTATTGAACTCCTGCTCCTTGGCGAACAGAGTGCGCTCCTGCTCGCGCTCACGCTCCATCTGCTCGAAGCGGGTGTTCCACTCCTGCTCCTTGACCGACAGGAGGTCCTTGACGGACAGGTCCTCCTCCGCCTGACGCTTCGCCTGGGCCTGAGCCTCCTGGCGCTTGCGCTCCTCCTCGGCCTGGGCCTCCTCGCGCGCCTTGCGCTGGGCCTCGATCTCGGAGAGGAACTGCTTGTTCTGGTCCTCGACGGTCTGAAGGCGCTTGTACAACTTGTCCTTCTCCTCCGACCGCGCCCGCTGGATGTCCTCGGCGGTGAAACGCGCCTCGGCCGGAGGGGTGGCAGGGGCCTCGACGACAGCGGCCGGGACGACGACAACGGGGTCGCCACCCTCGCCGGGCTGCGGAGCGCCACCTGCGATGGCACGGATCGGACGGCCGTCCTTGCGGTACCCGAGAATCGCGTCGGCGGGCACCGAAATGCCCGAGGTATTAAGCGTCATGGGGACGAACTCCTAGTCGGTACTTTTGTCCGGGTCGCGGCGAAGCCCAGCACGCGGGCCATACGCCTGTGTCACGATTTCTGTAGTCATCTTCTGAACCTCGGACGCCGTGATGTTGCCGAGTTCGACACCACCGGGAAGCGTCACCGGATTCGGACCACCAGGCTGCGGGCCGACGGGATTCCCATCTGCATCAGTCTGGGGTGCAGGCGCCTCCGCCCCATCAGGCGGCATTCCCGTCAACTGGAGAATACTCGAATCGATCTGAGCCTTTAGCATTCGCAGAGCGCCCTGCTGCTTGGCGTCCTCGATCTGCTCCTCGAATATCTCCCGCACCTTCTCGTCCGGGAACTCCTCGCCCAAGTCGTGGAGGGCTCCGCGCATGGACTCAAGGCCCATCGACATCTTCGCCTGGATCTCGTTCAACTTGATGAGGGTGTCGACCGGGAGAGGGGCAGGCCATTCACACTCGGTGAAGTAGGCCATCGGGTCGAGAACGTCGACCATCGGCGGCTGGTCGTCCTTCATGATTCCCTCGGTGGAGGGGTCATAGAGCCGCGTCTCAGGCTCGAAGGTGAACAGCGTCTTGAGGATGAGTTCGTTGACCTTCTGGAGGCCGACGGAGTACTGCATCTTCTTCTGGTCGTAGCGGGACATCATCGGCCGGTACATGATTGCCAAGGCCACGCCCGACGTATTCGAAGCGGGCTGCATCTGACCGAGCGCCGTTTCCGGAACGCCCGTGATCTCGTGCATCGAGCGCTTGATCATCTCCAGGTACTGAAGCGGTCCAGCAAGATCGACGCCATTCTCCAGGTTATACACTTGGGCTTCCTTGGGAAGGCCGCCCCACACCTTGCGTGGGCCCTTCTCCAAGTTCGATGCTTTCGCGCCGGAAATGATCGTCACCGGGGCTGCGTGGTAATTGATGATGTCGCTGATATCCGTCGCCTTCTCGTTGTACTCACGGTTCAGCGAGATGATGTCGGCGATGTCCGACAGACCCCACGGAGAACCCGAGACCTGAGCATTGGCGATGTGCACGACCGGAATGGTCCCGAGAGGGTTCGGCCGGGAGTCGATCAACTCGTCATTCAGATACTCCTCGATCGAGTCGTCCGTCAGGACCTCGACATAGGTGTACACCGAACGCGTCCCGTCTTCACCCGTCGCCCAAAAGCGATACTTGAGTTTGAAGCGGATCAGACGGTCCCGGTCGTGGGGGTGCCACTCCGGGAAGCAGAAGGAAGCGTTCAGGGGAAGGATGCGTACGCGGCCTGCGTGTGGTTGTCCCGTGCTGTCTTCGAATCCAGGCTCGTATGCGACCTTCACGAAGGAGTCACCCGAGATGCCGCCCTGCTGGCCCATCTCCCAGAGCAACTGCTCCTTGCGGTTGTCGACCTCCCAGGCCCTCTTCAAGAGGCCGGGAATGATGTGCTCGTACTGCTTCACGCTCTTGAAGTGGACACCGCGTCCGAACGTGAA